CGGCGGTGTCGCTCGCCGGATTCGTCAACGGTGGCAAGATCTTGCGCACCTATTTCACCATCACGGATAGCGTGACCACCGCCGGCGACGGCGTCACGATCAATCTTGAACTTGGCGGAACCAACGTCACCGGCGGCGACGTCGTGCTGACCTCGGCCACCGCCGTACTGCCCAACGTGATCGCGGGCTCCGCCATCACCGCGGCGAACGTATTCACTTCTGCGACCACGATGGATATCGAGGGCGCCCTGACGGTTGGTGCCTTCGCCGAAGGCACCGGGACCCTGGTCATCGAGATCCAGGCGTTCTAAGGAGATAACGAAAATGCAAGCTCAAGCCTATAACCGGGGTGGGTTGGTGCCGTTATCTCGGCGCCACGTCACCGCCGCCGACGTCCGTAAGGGGCGCGTAACTCTCGCGGATGTCGCGGGGAATCAGATCCTCACTTCCATGTCGATCATGGCGGTGAATAATCTCAAAGGATTCGCGCACCACAAAATTTTCCCGCGGGTGCCCATCAACGCGCCCACCGGCCAATATTTCGTGCACTCGGCGGCGGATGCTATGCGCGACGTTTCGCGCGCGATCGCCGCGGGATCCTCGCATCCCTACGCCACCGTGGGCGGTGGCTATACCTCGTTCACGGCGCAAGAATACGGCGTTGCGACGTTTATCCCGCGACAAGTCAGCCAGTCCGAAAACTCGAAACAGCAGGCGGAGGCCGCTGTTAAGTTTCTTACCAACTGGCTCATGATCGGCGAGGAGCGGCGCTTCGCGGCCGCGGCCCTGACCACCGGCGTATGGGGCACCGACTACGTCGGCGGCACGGATTTCGACCGGTTTGGCACGCAGGCCACGGGCGCGTTGAACGCCAGCGCCGTCCCGATGTCGGCCATCCTCCGCGGCATCGAGCGCGCGGGTGAGCGTGGGCCCGACGCCAACACGCTGTTTATCTCCAGCGTCGTATGGAATATCATGACCCGGCACCCCGACGTATTGGCGACCTTCCAGTATGTCAAGGGCGGGATGCTCACCGCCGAGCACCTTGCGGGTTATCTGCGCGAGGTCACCAGTGACCCCGATTTTCAGGTAATTATCGGCAAAGCGTCGTACAATTCGGCGGCCGAAGGCGCGACCCCCGTACTGGGCCGGATCCACAGCGACTATATGTGGATCGGCTACGTAGATCGGGCCCCGGGCGACTATTCCGCCGGAGCCGGTGCGACCTTGACGTGGGTGGATTTCGATCAGGAGGATTTCAGCGAAATTCCTTCTATCGGCGTCGATAGCTACTACGACGAGGAGCGCCGGATCGACGTCTATCGAGGGAATTTATTCCGCGTCTATCAGGTCACCAACGCCAACGCCGGCGTGTTTTATTCGGACTGCCTCGCCTAGCGGCTCGCGCCCTTCCATGCGTTACGAATAACGCATGGAAGATATCCAACTCAAAGTCAAAGCAGCCTTGGCCGATGCGCCGTGGACGGTCGGTCCTCGCGGGATCTCGGTCCAGCGCGGAAAAGATATCGTCGCGCTCAAGCCGGGTGAGTTATGCCCCGAAGCGTCACGATTCTCCGCGTACGATCGTGAATTTTATTTGCGCGCCCAGGCGCTGGTGCTGCCCGAGGGGTATGCCTCCGATATCAACGCGGTGGTCAAGCAACTGGACGAATCCAAGGCCACCATCGCCGCGCTACAGCAGCAGGTCTCCGAATACGAGGCGCTGCTGTCCTCGGCCACCACCGCGCCCGCACCCGACCCGCGCCTCGGCCAGATCATCGGCATCCTGCGCACGGACCAGGTGCCGCGCGTAGCGCTCATCCTGGGCGTGCAGGTTGATCTGCCCGCCGATGCCTCGGCGGAGCAGGCGCGCGCCATCCTCGCCGCAGCTCTCGGCGTCTGAGCCCACCGCGGCGCTACGCTCGCCGCATGACGTTCACTTACGCTGCAACCGCCCCCGCTACGACTCTCGTAGCGCGGGTGCGTACCATCGTCGGCGACACGATCCAGGCCCAGGCGCTGCTGCAGGACGAGCAGATCGAGGCGTTCGCGGCCGCTCACGGCAACACCACCAACAGCGACGCGAACGCCCAGGCTGTCGCGATCCTCGCGGTGGAGGCAATGCTCGCCGCGGTGGCGTCCGATATCGACGCGAGCTCCGGCCCGGTGACACTGAGCCGGTCGCAGCGCACCACGCACCTGCGCGACCTCCGCGATCGACTCGTGGCGCGGCAGGCATCGCGGGCGAGGCCTCGATTCACGGGCCTGGTCAGCGGAGATAGTGGGTACGTGGACACGAGGCTTCGCCCGGGCGAATTTGATTCGTAGCGCGCTACGGAATCCAAACCATGGCCTACTCCCCAAAAGAGATCGCGCGCAGGCTGGAGGCGACGGTCGAGCTGACCGCCGACGTGGTGATGCAGGCCGCGCTGTTGATCGAGGGCGGGGTGCGCCAGGAGATAGTCAAGCGGCTAGACAAAGATCCCACGGGTGCGTTGGCCCGCTCGGTCACCACGACGCTCGCGTCTTCTACGCCACCGCTCCGGGCCACGGTGCTGATCGACCGCATCTATGCGGAGATACAGGATCAAGGCGGCACGATCGTGCCCAGGCGCGCGAAAAAACTAGCGGTGCCGCTGCCTGCGCTGCCTCGCTCGATGCGGGGCAAAAGCCCGCGCGACTGGGGCCCCGGTGAGCTGTCGCTACGGATATCGAAGCGCGGGTCTGCGGTGCTCGTAGACCGCGCTGGGCGGGCTGTGTACGCGCTGGTGGATCGGGTCGTAATCCCAGGGACCGGCTATGTGGCGGCGGGTATCGAAGCGGCGGTGCCGGAAATCGAAGCGCTGCTTGCCGGCGCAGTCGAGGACGGGCTAGGTTAGGCTCATTCTCCTGTGCGACCGATGACCGCGCCCCACGCTACTCTATCCGTAGCGCATGGCTAACCGAGACGAATGTCTGCGAGATATGCGCACCCAGATCGCCACCGTGGCCGGCGTGGTGACCGTGGCCGATCACTTCGTCCCGCCGGGTGACGTGGGATTCGCGTCCATGCCGTGGGTGGGTGTCTACGCCTCGCAGGTGCAGGCTGCGCCGGTCTACGAGGCCGGCGGCCAGCGTGTCGTCAACCTGCTTGTCGATGTTCTTGTCTACACACCTCCGTCCGCAGACATCACCGAGGCGGCGATCCTGGCTGCGCGCGAGGACACGTTGGCCGATCTCGATCAGGCGATCGAGGAGGAGCTGGTCTTCACCAGCTCGACGCGCGGGGGCTGGGCGATCGACACGATGCGGATGGGTGAGATCGAGGCGAACGACTCGCAGCCGCTGCTGACCGGCTCGGACGGTCGCATCGGCGTGATGCGGATGCAGTACCGCGTCCGCTACGTGCCCGGCGAGGATGCGCCCTAGTCGGCCGACGATGGCCCCATGGGTCTACAGGTACCTCACGCCGTCTCGCGCCATCTCCGCGTCTACGCCGTAGCCGAGGGCACGCCGGGCACCTACGCGCGCGCCACCGCAGCGTCTGCATTGCGCGTGCGATCGCTCGACCTGAGCGGGGGCCGCGAGCGTGTGGCCCAGGCGGACGCACAGGATGGTCTCGACCCGTACGACATGGTCACCGGGCGCCATTCGGCGAATTGGTCGATGGTCGCCAACATCCGCCCCAGCGGTAGCGCGGGCACGGCGCCAGATATCGGGCCCGTGTTGTTGGCCGCGCTCGGTACGGAAACCGTAGCGGGCGGCACGTCGGTCACCTACGGGCTCACGAATAGCCAGACGGCCGCTAGCCGCTCGCTGAGCATCACCGGCGCGTATCCCGACGGGACCGACGACGGCCCGCTCACGGCGATGCGCGCGGTGCTCGGCGCCCTCGTGGCGGAGCTCCAGATCGTGCTCAACGGCAGCGACCTGCCGCAGATCACCGCGTCGGGCCCAGCCCGCCGCTACGTGCCCACGGGCTACTCGACGATCAGCAGCGGGGCCACCAGCGCCACGCAGGCTGTGACCGACGTCGGCATGTTCAACGTCGACTCGGTGGTGAGCATCGACACCGACGACAACAGCGGCACCGGCTACCGCGTCACCGCGATCTCGGGCAGCAACCTCACGCTGGAGACCAGCGTAGCCACGACGACCTCCGACGTGATCCGCCCCTACGCCCCACTCCCAACGCTGGCGGGCTCGATCCTTTCGCAAATTGTCGCGACCGTGACGATCGGCGGCACGGTCTACAGCGTCCAGAGCGCTACGCTTCGCGTAGCGAACAACTGGAGCCTGGCCGCCGACGAGGCGGGCGAGGACGAGGCGTTCTCCGACGCGACGGTGGGGCGCCGCGAGATTCGGCTAGAGGTGCAGCTAAGGGCCCGTCGCGATTGGCTGATCCTGCACACTAACCCGTCGTTTGCGACGCAGGCGATCACGGTGGTGGTGGGCTCGACGGCCGGCTCGA